ATGTTCCCCTTCAGATGGTTCGCGCCGTTGGAGAGGACACCTTCCAGCCCAAGATTGGCTTCAAGACCCGCTACGGTATTGTTGCTAACCCCTTCGCTGAAGGCACCACCCAAGGTCTCGGACGCCTCCGCGTCAACAGCAACCGCTACTATCGTCGCGTTGCCGTTAAGAACCTCATGTGATTTGGGTTCACATATTTCCAGGAGACCTTCGGGTCTCCTTTTTTTATGCCTAATTATAAATAACTAGAAAGTCTTGGAAAATGAGAACATTCACAGAATTTGTAGAACTTCAAGAAACTTCTCTGAATAGAATTCGTTCCAAGTCTGAGAAAGGTGGAATGGCAATTCTATCTGGACAACGTGGAGATAAGTCCTCTAAAGAGAATAAAGAAAGAAGTAAGAGAACTGAAAGAAGGATTCGTGGTGCTGGTCTCCCTGGTCCTACAAAAGTTTCTGGAAGATACACAGAGAATCCTGGGACCGATAGGGAGAAGAAAGTGGGAGAGAAGTCCCATGTAGTTTCCTCCGGTAAGATGGGTAAGAGGAAATTCAAGAAGACAGTTGAGAAACTGGGCACAGAGGGTGGACTTAAACACAAAAAGAATGTAAAATCAGGGTCAGGTAAAGACGATCAAGACTCAGTTTTAATCCAGCGTAAGAAAGGTGGATCTGCGACACTCAAAGGAACTTCCAAAACATCTTGGCCAGGTAAGGGTAAGAATGTTAAGGTAGGGAAGATGAGACCAGGACGCACTGGTGAATTTGACACTAAAGTAAAAAACAAAACATTTACCTATGAGTAGAAGAAAAAGAAAGTTTCCGTGGCCACATCACATTGATGAAGAAGCAAAAAGTGTCTCCGTCTATGTTGCTAGTGGTTGGCCCACAGTTATGGCTGTACCAATCAAAGTGAAAGAATACTTTCCTGGATACGAAAGCAAATTAGTATCAAAAGAATACCTTGAGAAACTTACTAACCAATGATTGCCACGATTAGTGCTATAGTTGTAATAATGACAGCGTATGGTATCTACCTGTCATTTGGACCACCATCCAAACAATTGGATGATTCATTTGATGAACATGAACACTAGAGGATGTTATGACTGTCCATTCAGACCATCACCATGAACCAAACGGTGAGAGTACTACATTAAAAGAATTAATAATTGCTTGTGCTGGATTACTTGCCTTCGCAACTATTTGCTTCTTAATTATGTTGTTTGGTATGTTATAAATAAACGAGTAGAAAGGAGATAATTTTGAAACTTAGTAAACCGTTAAAGACACTGCGGCTACATCAGTGTCTATACTTCTACTGGGATCCTCGCATTGACCCCAGAGAACCAGAATACGATCCCTCCTTTGACCCCAAAGGGGGGTCTTTTTTATGCTGTTGATAAATAGTCAGAAAGGATATGGCAACAAACCCAAGGCGTACTAGTATTAGTTCTACTAGCACTGCCGCCCAAGTTAGAATTAGACAACCTATCAGGGGTAACACTCTGTATAGGAAAACTAGACTGAAGCAGATTCAGGACAAGAACTTCCTACAACCCTCTGGATTCCAGATGGTTATTTCTAGGGCACCTAAAGTTGCTTTCTTTGGCAATGCTGTCAATATTCCTGACTTACTGCTTGGTACAACAATTCAACCGACACAAGCATTAAAGAACTTACCCCAACCTGGTGAGATTATCGAGTTTGGTGACCTGACACTTCGGTTCTTGGTTGATGAGAACATGGAGAACTACATTGAGGTTCAGAACTGGATTCGTGGTATCGGATTCCCTGAAACGTTAGAACAGATTTATGCTTTCCAAGATGAGACAGAGGGTGTTGCTAGACCTGACTTACAAACAGGTATGAACATCTACTCCGATGGAACGTTGATTGTATATGATTCCTTGAGCAATCCAAACTTCAAAGTTCACTTTGAAAATATGTTTCCATATTCATTGACAACCCTTCAATTTGACGCTACACTTGCGGACACGGAGTACTTTACAGCAGAGGTGTCCTTCAAGTATGATGTATACAACATTGAAGCGGTGGGGTGCTGCCCTGATTAATTTATGATTGATTTGGAAACAATCCAAAGTATGTGGGAAAGCGATTCAAAGATCGATCCTGATAATCTCCACACGGAATCTTTGAATATACCTATCCTTCATGCTAAATATTATGAGATGTACAACACTGTGATGCTCCTTCGCAAGAAGGCAGAGCAACAGAGGAAGAACATCAGACATGAAAGATACGAATACTTCTCGGGTAAAGCGGACCCAGATGTATACATAAGAAACCCTTTCCCCAAGAAAATACGGGACAAGGATACAATGCAGAAGTATCTTGACGCTGATGAAAAGTTATCTAACTGCAGTTTAAAAATCGATTACTACGAAACTACTTTGAAGTATCTAGAAGAGATACTCAAACAAGTTGGTAATCGTACATATCAGATCAAGAACGCTATCGAATTCATGAGGTTTAGTTCAGGACTAGGATGATGGAAGACCAGTACTATCATTTAGAGTTACCAATAGAAGCAGTGCGTTGTGTCCATACAGGACTCACACAGGCAGTTAATAAATGGGCAGGTGGAGATCCACAAGAACAAGAAGATATGATTATGATGCGTGATCACTTTTATAGAATTATTTTAGAAGACAGGTTTTCAAACAGTTAATAAATATCTCCAGGTGAGATTTTATTATGGCTGACCTGATTATTGAAAAGGTTAATGAAGTATATCTTAAAATTCACACTGAACCTCATGTAGAGTATGAACTACGAGATAGGTTCACGTTTGAAGTACCTAATATGAAGTTCATGCCTCAATATCGCAAGAGGCATTGGAACGGAGAGATTCATCTGTTTGATATTAGAACGAAGAGAATCTATGTCGGACTATTAGATAAGGTTGTTGCTTTTTGCGAGAAGGCAGGATATTCATATACATTTGCGAAGAATAAGTTCTACGGTCTACCATTTGAAGTCAATGAGATGGTAACCCCAGAGGGTGTTAAAGACTTCATGGCATCCATCACAGCATTAAAACCCAGAGACTATCAGATAGACGCAGTGTCTGATGCTCTACGTTATAATAGAAAACTTCTTATCTCACCCACGGCATCTGGTAAGTCATTTATGATTTACACCATTGTCAGATTCTTTGTGAATGCTGGCAAGAAGATCTTGCTTGTGGTTCCCACCACATCTCTTGTAGAACAGATGTTCAAGGACTTTCAAGATTATGGATGGGACGCAGAGAATCACTGTCACAGGATCTATGCTGGACGTGAAAGAGTCAATACTAATGAGGTGACAATTACCACCTGGCAATCTGTCTATCAGTTAGATAGAACATTCTTTGAGGAATATGATGTAATCATTGGTGACGAGGCGCACCTTTTTAAGAGTAAGTCCCTTGTTAGTATCATGGATAAGTTACATCATGCGAAATACAGATATGGGTTCACAGGCACGTTAGACGGCACACAGACGCATAAGTGGGTGTTAGAGGGACTCTTCGGACCATCATACAAGGTAACAGGAACCAAGAAACTGATTGACGAGGGACACCTTGCCACTCTTAATATTCAATGTCTTGTCCTCAAATATAAACCCAAGAAGTTTGATACCTATGAAGATGAGATTCAGTTCCTTATCGGTCATGAGAAAAGAAACAACTTTATCAAGAATCTAGCAATTGATTTAAAAGGTAATACTCTAATTCTATTCAGTCGAGTAGAAGCACATGGTGCCATACTTTACGACCTGATAAATAAAAATGTTAGTGAAGGAAGAAAAGTATTCTTTGTTCACGGCGGTGTACTTGCTGAAGACCGTGAGTTAGTAAGGGAGATTACAGAACAACAAAAAGATGCAATCATTGTCGCATCTTACGGTACATTCAGTACAGGCATTAATATTAAAAATCTTCATAATGTAATCTTTGCCTCTCCATCCAAATCTCGCATTCGTAACCTGCAGAGTATTGGTAGAGTCCTCAGAAAAGGCAAAGATAAAGTAAGTGCCAAACTCTATGATATTGCTGATGATCTGACAATCGGATCAAGAAAGAATTATACACTCAACCATTTCATTGAAAGAGTTAAGATTTACGTTCAAGAAGAATTCAATTATGACATCGTATCAATTGACATTAAAGACTAGAAAAGGAGAACCGTATGATAGAAGACGACTTCTACGCAACAATTAAACTTAAATGTGGTGATGAGATCTTCTGTAAGGTAGCAGCATCAGAAGAAGATGGAAGAACTATGCTATTGGTATCTAATCCAATTGTAGTATCAGAGATTAAAGTTAGAGGGAACGTACAAGGATATAACTTTGAACCCTGGTTAAAGACAACTAAAGAAGATATGTTCATCTTGAATCTAGAAGATGTCTTAACAATGTCTGAATCAGAGGACATTGAGATGATTCTGTATTATCAAGATTACACTCGTAAAGCAAACAGAGGAAACTTTGCTAAACTAGATAGAAAGATGGGATATCTATCCTCTGTCCATGATGCCAAAGAGGTCCTGGAGAAGCTCTATAATAATAGCTAGAACTGATCCTTGAAAAGCAACAAACTTAGTCTAATGGGTAAATAGGATCTTGTCAAGCATTGGTTAATCTGTTATAATAAGTGAAACGGATTTGAACACATTATGGTCGTTAATACTGCTTATGGGGTTATGCCAAGACCGAAGAAATCAGAACATTACGTTAATAACAAGGACTTCCTTGCTGCTCTAGAACTTTACTTCGCACAGGTGGAGAGGGCAAAACTCAACGATCAACCCAAACCACCAATCCCCAGATACATCGGTGAGTGCTTCTTGAAGATCGCCAACCATCTATCATACAAACCTAACTTCGTCAACTACATGTTCAAGGATGACATGATCTGTGACGGTATCGAGAATTGTGTGAGATATGTTCACAACTTCAATCCAGAGAAGTCGAAGAATCCCTTCGCATACTTTACTCAAATCATCTACTATGCTTTCTTAAGACGCATTCAGCAAGAGAAGAAGCAGTTAGAGATCAAGAATAAGATACTTGAGAAGACAAATTTTGACGAAGTGTTTGACGCAAATGATATTGACTCTACCAATTATAGCGAGTACAATTCCATCAAGGATGCTGTTCACTCCAAACTTCGTAACTGATGCTCGTAGCGATTATCACTGATACTCATTATGGTGCTCGTAAAGGATCCAAACTCTTTCACGATTACTTTGAAAAGTTTTATAATGAGATATTCTTCCCAACCCTAGACAAAATGGGTATCACTCATGTTATTCACATGGGTGATGCTTTTGATAGCAGAAAAGGTATCGAGTTCAAATCCCTAGACTGGTCGAAGAGAGTTGTGTTTGAACCTCTAAAACAAAGAGGTATCACGATGGATCTTATGGTCGGTAATCACGATGCCTACTATAAAAATACTAATGAGATCAATGCTATTGAACTTCTTCTAAAAGAATACGATAACATTACCACCTATGTCGAAACCACAGAGGTTACAGTTGGTGGTCTCAATATACTTTATATACCATGGATCTGCGAACAAAATGAAAAGAGTTCTATTGAATCTATTAAAGCTTCAACTAGCATATGTGCGATGGGGCACCTTGAGTTACAAGGATTTAGAGCTCATAGAGGTTGCATCATGGAGCATGGTATGGAAAGCGAACTATATCAGAAGTTCGACAAGGTGTTCTCGGGTCATTACCATACAAGGTCAGATAATGGAACAGTCTTCTACCTAGGCAATCCCTATGAGATGTTCTGGAATGATTGTAATGATGTAAGAGGTTTCCATCTATTTGATACAGAGACATTGAAACACACACCTGTCAATAATCCGTTCACTCTGTTTAAAATTATCTACTACGAAGATACCGATCATCAACTGTTTGACACCAGAGAATATGAAGGTAAGATCGTAAAGGTTATCGTTCGTAAGAAATCTAGTAGTGTTCAGTTTGAGAAGTTCATTGATAAGTTGTATTCTTCAAACGTTGCTGATTTAAAGATTGTCGAGAACTTTGTGCTCAATGACGACGCTGTTGACACTGATGGTTTAGAGACAGAAGATACTCTTTCTATTCTTGATAGATATATTGAAGAGGCAGAAATTAGTCTCGATAAATCCAAGGTTAAGAATCTCATGAGGTCAACCTATCAAGAGGCATGTGAATTGATTTTCTGATGTTTATACTAACAATCGCTGGTAGAGAAAAAGAAGGAGCATATTCAGTCGTAGATGATGAAGGAGAGCAGGTTCTCTATATCTTCGATGATGAAGATGATGCCATGCGATATGCGATGCATCTGGAGGAACTTGACTATCCAGAGATGCATGTGCTAGAAGTAGATGATGAAGTGATGATTAAGACATGCGAAATTCATGATCATCGCTATACTGTAATTACTAAAAATGACATTGTGATTCCCCCTGATAACGCGAATGATTACCTTTAAGACTATATCTTGGAAAAACTTTCTATCAACCGGGAATCAACCGACCACCGTTCAACTTGATAGCAAATCTACATCTCTAATCATTGGATCTAATGGTGCTGGCAAATCAACCATTCTAGATGCTCTTACGTTCTCACTGTATGGTAAGTCCTTTCGTAAGATTAACAAAGGACAACTAGTCAACAGTGTCAACGAAAAGAACTGTCATGTAGATATTGAGTTTGATATTAATGGTATTGAATGGAAAGTATCAAGAGGCATTAAACCTAATATCTTTAAGATCTATCGCAATGGTGAAGAACTAAATCAGAATTCCTCTGCCATTGATCAGCAGAAATGGTTAGAACAGAATGTCTTGAAGATGAACTATAAGTCTTTTACCCAGATTGTTATCCTGGGTAGCAGCACTTTTGTTCCTTTTATGCAACTCCCGGTGTCAAGTCGTAGAGAGGTTGTGGAGGATCTGTTAGATATCAAGATCTTCTCCTCGATGAATGATATTGTCAAAGGGAAGATTAGACTCTTGAAAGATGAGATCAAAACTCTTGAACTCAAGAAAGAATCTTTGAAAGACAAAGTTGATATGCAGAGAGGATTCATCAAGAAGATTGAGAGTCAGAGTAAGAAAGATGTAGATGAGAAGAGGACACAAATTACCAGTCTGAATACAACAATTCAGCAACGCTATGAATCAAGTATGGAACTTGAAAATAGTATGATTGAGAAGAAAGCAGAGATGGATAAGTACACTGATGCCTCTAAACGTCTGCGTGAGTATGGTGGGATCAAAGGGAAACTATCACAGCGTATCAATACCATAGTTAAGGAGCATAAGTTCTTTAATGAAAATACGGTATGCCCTACTTGTAGTCAGACTATTGAGGAGTCGTTCCGTGTAAATAGAATTGCGGACTCTCAAAATAAAGCAGCAGAATTGCAAAAGGGGTATGAAGAACTCCAACAGGCAATTAAAGACGAAGAATTGAGAGAGTCCTCTTTCACACAACTATCAGAAGAGGTAAGTTCTTTCCTTAATGGCATTTCTACTAACAATACTGAGATCACTGGATTCCAACGACAGATCAGTAGATTGGAATCAGAAATTCAAACTATTACCACAGAAATCGAAAATCAAAGTATTGAGCATGAGAAGTTAACAGAACTGAACGAATCTCTTCAAACAACCTACGATAATCTTGCTGAAAGAAAAGATAAGGTATCCTATCAGGATTTTATCTACAACCTCCTCAAAGATGGTGGAGTCAAGGCAAAGATTATTAATAAGTATCTGCCACTCATCAATCAGCAGGTCAATCGCTATCTGCAGATGATGGATTTCTATATCAATTTCAAGTTGGATGAAGAGTTCAACGAGACTATTGAAACTCCTATCCATGAGGACTTTACCTATTCATCTTTCTCTGAAGGAGAGAAGATGAGGGTTGACTTGTCTTTGCTTTTTACCTGGAGAGAGATTGCCAGAATTAAGAATTCTGTCAACACTAATCTTTTGATTATGGATGAAGTATTTGATTCATCTCTTGATGGATTTGGCACAGAAGAGTTCCTCAAGATCATTCGCTTTGTAATCAAGGATGCTAATATCTTTGTTATTTCTCACAAGTCTGGTCTTGAAGATAAGTTTGAACAAGTGTTGAAATTTGAAAAGATTAAGGGATTTAGCAGAATGTTAAGTTAAATGTATTTGTAGCATTAAGTCATGAATTTAACATAAGTTGTATAGATAGTAGGTGAATTGGAGGTTATCATGCATAATCTTGTTTCTCACAATGAACTAGCATCTTGGAAGTGGGACGAAAAGGATTCGGTTGATCAAAAATACATCCAAGTGTCCGATTACTTTCAATGCATTTCAGAATGTGATATAGTCGATAATGACGCCAGGAGGTTCTGCAGACACATCCTTACTGAAGAATAAAGAGTAGAAAGTCCATTACCGGAGC